TATATTATATTCTTTACAAACTAATAAAAATTTTTTTAAATATCTAGGTGGTTTTGTAGATCCATTAACCCAGCGTGAAATAATATTTCTGTCGTTTGTTGTTGCTGTATCCCATAGCAATTTACACAAATCGCCCTGGCTCATCTTGTTTTTATTTAAAAATGTTTTTAATTCGTTTGATTGCATAAAATAGATCTAATATATTATATTATAAAAAAATAAACCCCCTAAATAGAGGGTTTAATTATCGTAAGTAAAAGCTTATATTTTAAATTCATTTCTAAAAGATTTTATAGCAGCAGCTTTAGAAGTGCTGAAGTACAACCTGGTCTTGTCGTGCCAATGAAACCTTTTTCTAGCTTTAATTTGTACCTGGGCAGAAATTGCCCAGGATGATGTTTTTTTGTGGCCTTTGTTGACAGTTCCAACCTCAACAGCTGTTAATTTTTTTATCATTTTAATAATGGTAAAATAATGATTAAAGCTATTAATTGAATTGAACAAACAATTAACATAACCCTTTGTTCACTATCTGCTTTTTTAATATCTTCGATAATAAGATCTATAAATTTAAGCATTATAGCCACCTTTGTTTTAAGGCGTATCCATCATTATATAAAATACGAGATAATGTATAAACAGCATGAAAACCCATATCCATGCCACAACCACCGACTACAAGGCCATTTCCGTTTTTATTCAAACGAAAACCTGTTGCAAGTGAAGCCATATAAGACCAATTAAGAGGAGTGACAGTATTATCTTTATTAATACTAAATTGTCTTATTCCAATGTGCCTGGTCATGCCAGACTGTGAAACATGATACAACTGTGTAAAAACTGTATCACCTTTTTTAAATACTTCTTTTAGTCTTTGTATTGCGTAGTCTTTATCGTACACAATACGATCAACTAAAAAAGGATTTTGATTTTTTATTTTAGTTTGCATTTTAAATAAGCTCCTTGTCTAAAATGTTTTTTAGCGACTTTGATTGTAAAATCTTCGGTCCAATCTGCTGGATAATTTACACCAGCTGCGCTAGGTAATTTTTTACCATTTATAAAAACTCTACGACCTAAAAAAGAAACTAAACCCTTAATTTTATGGCCGTAAACATTTATAATTGTTATAGTCATAATATACCCCCTGTATAATATAAAATATTATATATACTAAAATATTATATTAACAAAATAAAATATGACAGGTAGACCAAAAAAAAAGATACAGTGCCAGGCAAGAAGAAAATATGATGGTCAACAGTGCCAGGCAAAAGGTATATTGACAAAAAAAGGAAGTTATATTTGCCGATTGCATGGAGGAAAAAGCACAGGGCCAAAAACAATAGATGGCAAAATAAAAAGTTTAATGAAGTTAAAACAATTTAAGGAAAAAAGTTATGAAGAAATCGCAGAATATATTAAAAAAAATACACGAACAACTACAGCTGGGCCATTCATTGACAAGCATTTGTAGAGCCAAAGATATGCCAAATGTTAGCACTGTTTACGCCTGGATGAATGAAGATCCGGATTTAAAAAAATTAATATTAGAAAATAGAAGAATTGGCGCTATGACCTGGCTTGATAAAATGCAAGATCTGTTAGAGTCTGATGTTGAGCCACAACAGGTCCAATGGGCTAGGGAAAAGTTACACCATGCCAGGTGGATGGCTTCAAAGCTAGTTAGTGTATTTAATGACAAGATTGTCCAGGAGAATATTGGAGAGCCACAAATAAAAATTGTGTGGGATGATGGCTATTCGGAGCATAAAGCCGATGATTTCGCACACACGTTAAGAAGTACGGACAAAGTTGACGATACAAAACATAACAAACCGAATGACAAAAGCAAAATAAATTAATAAATATTTGTATGTTTGTACTGTCCTGGTAACAGTACAATATTATAAATAGGATTATTAATAGTAATTTTTGTATATATATTTTGCGTATAGCAACCATTTTGTAGTGCCAGGATTGTATATTATGATGGGAGAAAAAGATACTCACGGACACATAGCCATGATTATGTGCGATGAAAAAACTAACAAAGTTATTATAGAAATAGATCGTTTCGATAACAAAGAGGATGCATTGAGTTTTGCAAAATTTATAGTGGCTGCCCTTGATTTAAAGTTGGTAGGCCCAAAAAGTATTGGAGAAACAGAACATTGAAGATTATAAAAATACCATATACGCCTAGACCACAACAGCGTATGCTACATGAAAAGCTGTCAAAATACCGATTTTCAGTAATCGTAATGCACAGAAGAGCAGGTAAAACTGTCTGGGCCATCAATCATCTTATAAAACTTGCCTTAACAAGTGGTAAAAAGAACTTTAGAGGTGCTTTTTTTAGCCCTACAAGGGTACAAAGTAAATTAATAGGGTGGGATTACCTAAAAGAGTTTTCTAGGGTAATACCAGGCATGAAATACAACGAAACAGAATTACGAGCAGACTTCCCAAATGGTGCAAGAATAACCTTGTTTGGAGCAGAAAATCCAGATGCCAGTCGTGGACAATTTTTTGACCAGGTTGTTTGTGATGAATACGCACAGATGGATGCAAGAATGTTTGCAGAAATCATAAGACCAGCGATTGCAGATCGTCTTGGATCATGTACCTTTATTGGTACACCAGCTGGTATGGGAAATAATTTTTATGATTTGTTCGAAGAAGCAAAATCATTACCAGATTGGTATACTTGTGTATTTAAAGCAAGTGAAACAGGATTAGTAGCACCAGAAGAACTAGAATCAGCTAGAAAACTGATGACAGAGGATCAGTATGCACAAGAATTTGAGTGTTCTTGGACAGCAAATATATCTGGATCTATCTACGGAAAAATAATACAAAAAATGGAAGATGATAATCAAATATCAAACTTTCCATATGATCCTGGATACCCTGTTGATTGCTATTTTGATCTTGGCATAAGTGATAAAACTGTAATTTTGTTTACACAACAGATTGGTCGTGCCTTAATTGTCATAAATTGTTACGCAGATAGCAATAAAAGTCTTGACTACTACGCCAACTTTATACGAAAAACAGATTATAATATCCGTAATTATGTCTTTCCACATGATATAGAACAAAGAGAGCTTTCTACAGGACATAGTAGAAAAGAATACGCTTATTCTATGGGTATGTCGCCAATAAAAGTTTGTCCAAAATTGTCACTAGAAGATGGTATACATGCTGGTCAAATATTACTAGCAAAAACTTATATTGATAGACAGAAGTGTAAAGAATTTTTAGACGCTATGAAATGGTATCATAGAAAATGGATAGATAAATCAAGAATTTTCTCTAAACCTGTGCATGATCACAGTAGTCATTATGCTGACGCTTGGAGAACTTGTGCAGTTGCAATACAAGAACTAGATTTTAATGAAAATAAAAAACTAAATAAGTTTGCAATAGGCACAAACTATAACCCACTGGGAGAAAGGATGTAATATGGGATTTTTAAGACCGAAACCACCAGTAATGCCTGTCTTACCAGCTGCTCCAAAGCCACCTGTTGCTATAACAGAGGATTTACCAGCTGATACAAAAAAAGACATTATAGATAAAATTAAAAAAAAATCTTCTGGGTATACTGATACTATTTTAACAAGTATGCAAGGTGACGAAACTGAAGCTGATACAAAAAAGAAAACTTTATTAGGAGCATAAATGGGAGCTAGTACAGGCAGAAGTAACAACAGATCTAACAATAACAACAACAATAATAATAATAACAACAACAATGTTAGTCCTGAAGTTAAAAAAGCAAAAAAAGTTGTAAAAGAAGCTCTTGGTATAACTGCTACAAGAGGTGGTTATATTGCAAGTAAAGCACAAAACCCCATTAGGTATGGTGGTGAAGCAAGTAAAATTACAAATGAATATTTAGTTTCTATTGGTGAAGCAAAAAGGACAGGTGGTGGAGGTTACATGCTTACATCAAAAGGGTATGAAATAAAATATGGATCATATACTCCTGGTGCTGTCCAAGATCCAGGTGCTATGGGATCTGGTGATCCTGGAGGTGTTATGTCATCTGTGCCTATATCAAAAAAAATGTTAGAAGAACAAAATAGAATTAAGTCGATAGCTTTGGCTGGTGCATCTGTAATAAATCCTACAGCTAGTATTGTAAATACACCACTTCGTATGGCTGCAAATACAGCTAGTGTTGATGCAAATAATCCACAAGCAGCTGTTGATGAGTATTCAAGAATGTTTAGTGCAAGACAAAGAGGTCAACCATTTACAAGCAATAGAAATAATTTAGGTATGTTAAATCTTACAAAAAATAACAAACAAAAAGATCAGTTAGGACAATAAATGAATATAAGCGAATTACAAAATCAATATTCACAGTTAAAAAACAAAAGACAAAACTGGGAAAGTCATTGGCAAGAAATAGCTGACTTTGTTTTACCAAGAAAAGCTGATGTAAATATTGACAGAACAGAGGGCGATAAAAGAACAAATAGAATATTTGATGGTACTGCCCTACATGCTTCTGAATTATTATCATCATCACTACATGGTATGCTTACAAATGCAGCTACTCCTTGGTTTAGTATGCGTTTCAAAGACGATAATCTTGCATTAGATGAAGAAAGTAGAGAGTGGTTAGAAGCAAGTACAAGACAAATGTATATTGCTCTTAACAGATCTAATTTTCAACAAGAAATACATGAGTTGTATGTAGATTTAGTAGTTTTTGGCACAGCATGTATGATGATTGAAGAAGATGATGAAAAACTTATAAGATTTTCTACAAGACACATAAAAGAAATATACATAGCAGAAAATGACAAAGGTTTTGTAGACACAATACATAGATCTTTCAAAATGTCTGCAAGATCTGCTGTTAAAAGATTTGGTGATGCAGTAGGTAAAAGAATTTTTGCTATAGCAGAAGAAAATCCTTACGATGAAATTGAATTACATCATTGTGTAAAACCAAATGAC